AGCCTCTAGCTCCGGGGCGAGGCGTCCCAGGGGGGACTATCGGCCCAGCCTGGGGCGTGGGCGTAGGTGGAGGCTTCCCCTGGGCTGCGTTAGGTAGGACTTCGGGACTGAACCCTTGGGGGCTAGAGGCGTTCTGACTGCCCTGGCCGCCAGCCAAAGAGGGGCCGGGCTGACCGTCCGTTGGTGCTTGACCTTGGTTCATAGCCATCTGCTTCGCAAGCTGCATCTCCATCAGCTTGCCTATGTAGAACTGGGCCAAGTCATCACGGCCCCGGTCCATCAAGCCAACCAGAATATTCCAAATCGCCGCTTCCGGTAGGAGCCGTTCTCCTATCTGCTCCTTAATAGCTGCATCAACCATGTCAGAGTCCTCGACTCCCAATATGTCGTCCAGAATCACTTGGTCAGGGAGTAACGGGACGGGGCCTTGCCGGGCAAACTGGGCCATCTGCATCTTGACTGCGTCATCTTGAGGCAGTTTGCCAAGTAGGGTAATCTTGGGTACTGGCAGACCTTTAATGCCCTCACCCTCAATGGTCTCAGAAAACCAGTGGCGGTTCCGGTCTTGTCCGGAAAGTTCCATTGCCGTGAACCTTCCTGAAACGTACTGGTCAATCAATAAGTTAATAATCTGAGTATAGGCGCTGCGTAGGGCCTTCAGCCGTGGCTCCAAGACCGTATCGATGCCCTGGCGCAGGGTAGTGATAGCGAACCCGGAAAGCTGGAAGGGCAACTCACCATACACACTGAAGGGAACAGTACCCCGTTGCCATTCACCAGACACCATAGCCATAAAGGGGGCCGTTTCCCTGGCCATCTCCATCAGGCCCAACGGGGTAATCCTCTCTCCCTGAGCCAAGGGTATCTCTGAGCCGGAAATAAATGGGTCCGCATCCAGGGTTTTAGAACCATCACGGCTCTCATAGGTGTAACTGGCATTACGAGCACGTTGTACCAACTCAGCCATGATGGACATGTACTTATTTACCCTAGTATTGATGCCTCGAACGGCCTTGAACACGCTCTCACCGTACTCTCCGGCATCTTTTTGTAGGTTCATAGACTGGATAGGGGGGGCAGTGCCCGACGCCACGAAGAACCCAGGAGTCCGCTCCGCACCGTGGGGTGTGGGCTTCTTGCTGAATCTGTCCTGAACGACAACAGCGTTGAAGGTCTCGTCGTAATAGTCATAAACAGCTATCCCCAAGTTCACGTCGTCTTCGGGGATATCGTCTAGCTTGAAGCCAGGGTAGGCATCCATAATTTGAGTCGGGGACATGGCGATTTTATGGCAAATCCACTTTAGTCCATCTACCCCCCAGGAAGCCGTGACGTGCATTGGGTCCCAGGGGGTCACGTCGACGTAGGTATTCCCGTCTCGCTTCATCAATAAGGAACGGCCAGCACACCAGCCCCGGAGAGAGATGAAGAAGTCCAGTTGCTCCTGTAGGGTCAACTGCCCCTGGAGCATCAGCCGCTCATCAGCAGCGTTCAGCAACCCCCGGATGACCCGCTCCTTGTCGTTCCGGGCGGCCCGCTCCTCCTTGGTGGCTTTGAGACCATAAGGCACTCTTACATTAACCATATGGGAGTTGAGCCAGGAGATGACCTTATCAGCGAAGGTCTGGGGGGCGTTTGAGGTGTAGACCTCGAAGTCCCTGCCGGGATTACCATCATCCTCTACCTCAGCGAGTAGGTAAAGCTGGTAATCGGCTTCCATACGGTCGTGGAGGTCGGCCAATTCGTGCTCTTTGGCTGTAACGACCCTGACGATGTCCTCACAGGTGCATTTCTTCGGTTTAGCTTGAGTCGGCATCCTCGTCCCACCTCTGCTTACTGACCTAAATCAACCACCCTAGAATATACGCATCCCGAATAACTCCCACTCGATGCCAGGGACCAAACATAGCCTTCAGGCGGCTTGTGATAAACTTAATTAGGTCACTCCCCCTGAACTTCATTCCCCAAAGTTCAACATCAGTAACTGTGGTGCAAATACGCCCGCCCTCTTCCACAAAGTCTGGGTAAAAGGCATGCTTTCTCTCAGGATTGGGGTGGTAGACTCTTACCGCCACCTTTTCACCTTCACGACCTGCCTTGTGGTGCCCTGAGCGTACCCAAAGTTGTCCACCAGGCCATAAATCACCGCTTTGACGCCGTGGTTGAACTCATCCTTCGGTGTATCGCCTATTATATTACCTTCTCGGTCAGTTTTCCACTTATAGACCTTGGTTTGTCCATCAAATGGGTTCGAAACCGCTCCAAACTCGCTCAAAATACCCCTGCATTTGGGGCTGAAGATGATTTTCGGGACTCCCGAGAGGGGATCGGGCTTCAAGTACCCCTTGAGCCGCTCCGTTCCTTCATTTATAGGGACTTTCTGCGATGTAAACCGGATGCCGGTCTCTTTCTCCCAGACCTCCATGACCGCTGGCTGGGCCTGGTGCTGCCGGGCATAGACGTCCGCCACCCCAAACTTGACGTTTACCTGTCCGTCCGACCCCCACCAGGGCCGGTTCTGGCAGACCTGAATGATATCTTGGGTAACGAGTCCCCGTTCGTAGATTTCATCGAATACCCTGACCTGTCCCTCTACCACCTGCACTGCCTCAACAGCGCAGGCATCCCCATATCCTGGGTCTGTCCATATATGAACTGGATATTCGGGGAGCCACTCAACGTCTCGGATGTGAATGTCCGGTCGGAACTCATGGAAGACCACTCCTTTAGGAGGGCAGGGGATACCGGCGATACGCTCCAGGAAGAATTCGTCGCTGCTCTCTCTCTCCAGCCTATGTATCTCCGGGTCTTCCCTGCCACCGGGATATAGGGCCTTGTTGGTCCAACTTGGGAGGCTGAAGCTCTGGGAGTCCTCGGTGCCGTGAAGCCAGGCGTTGTACAGCCCCGGATACCAACCCAGGCTCCCCTCGAAGGTGCCGGACATAAATAGCCATCCACGACGGGGGGCGATACGGGCATTACATTTATTATATGTCTCCAAGTCTACCTGGGACGCCTCGCAGATGATGATGCCGTGGGGAGCGTACATCGCCAGGGTCCGGGGGTCTTTGGCGCTCTTGGTCTCAATCCAGACCCGTGGCCTCAACTCATCGGGAAACTGTACCTCAATGTAGCCAGGGTCTACCCGCTTCGTAGCTACCACAGGCAGGCCCAGCTTCATTAGATTGGTGGTGATATAGTCGAACTCACGCCGGGTACGGTTATAGTCGGCGGCCACCAGCCAGTACAGCAGCGGCTCATTGTCCCCGTCCCCGAATCCGGGGTGCCGGTTCAAGTCCTCGGTGTACTGAAGGAGCCACTTATCGGCAGCGGTATAGCTCTTGCCGCCCTGCTCTCCACCCGCCACCTCCATAAACCGCTTCATGCAGGCCAGAATGGGGATTTGCTCTGGGAATGGTTCGTGCCCCACCAAGTCCATTATCGCCGCCTGGTCTGGCGAGAGGCTAATGCGGGGCGTGGTGGCTTGTGGGGCAAAGATGGTCACGTCGCGAAGGACTCCTCGACCATATTATGGTAAGTGCCCAGAGTCAGAGACGGTATCTCTAAGAATCGGAGCATTTTCGGCGATATAGCCGCTACTACCACCATTTCATGCATCTAGCGACCTCTCCAGTGGCCAGAGCCGCATATTTAGGTCGGCATGGGGGGTAATGTTGACCAGAACCCGTGTATTATCTATCCAGGTATGCCCCAGGAAGCCAGGGGAACTGTCTATCGCCCCTGGTGGGCCAAAGGTGTAGGGCAATCCCATCGCCAAGACCTGCATCCACTCCCCACCCTCCTGCTCTATCTCGATCAGTATCGGGAGTTGGCCCATGAAAGTCTCCTGTGGCCACTGGGTGTCAATCATACCACTTCATGGTACGCCACATGGTAGTGCAGCCCCAGAGGACTCCCGTGCTCTCCTCTGCAATCTGGTGACTCACACGGAGACTCCTCAAAGCACACCACCTCTTGAACATCAGGTCCGATTGCCTTTCGAGCCATTTCTGACATATCTCCCCGGAATTCAGGACGCTGAAACCGCTCCCATAGCAGTGGCTCCAGCGTCATCCGTACTCCCCGAGGCTCTGTTTCAACTGTTCCCATCACGTAACCTCCTCATACACCAGATTCCAGACTCCAGGGTGCTTGCAGAACAGCTTGAATAGGAACGGGTTCAGGACGATGTGAACGGTTTTAGTCACTTTCGAGTCGGAAGTTCTGTATCAGGTCGTCCACTAGGTCTGCTGAGACCTCGTGGTTAAACGAACGCAGCGTAGTCCTAGCGTCTTCAAGAACCGCTTTGACCTGTTCCCAGTTCCTGAGCAAGTAGAGCGCCACTTGCAACGCCCAGATTATCTTTTTCATACTTTCACTCCCCTTGCAGCTCCGTTCAGGGCATGCTTCAAGATAAGTCTACTTCTTCTTCAACCCGTCCAGCACTCCTTTAATATACCCTATGTTTTCAGCTAGAGTTTGGGCAAATTCCCGGCTCAGTTCGTCGCTCCTGTCTAACCGCTCCCTTTGGGCCTCATCAGACTGGTCCGACCTCTCTCGCTGGGTCTCGTCACTTCTGTTCCAGCGGTCAATTAGCTTAATTACAATCCCCTCAATGTTGGCAATGGCCCCCCGGATGCCTTCCATCTCCCTGGCTGTCTTCGCCTGAGAATCGGAGTCCGTGTCTAGCTTCTTGATGACCTTCATCACCAAGAATACGAATAGGAAAACAATGATCCCAATGGCCCCGAACTCGGCGTAGACCCCTAGTGCGTCCAATCATCATACCTTCTAGTACCACTGCTCTACGACGAGACCGCAGCACCAGTACCGTAAGTGTCCGTTAGGCGATGACTCAAGTGTAATCATAGTGCTGATTGCCATCATGCCAAATGCCCCCAGTCGCTCTTTACCGTTAAGTAGTTCTGCTGCCCGCATTCAGGGCACTTGTATCTCTCTAACTGGTCCCGGTACGGCTCCCCCTCTCCGTAGATGGCCTTCCGGCACCCGCTACAATGAAAGTGCTGCGGGGGCTCCCTCCCTTCTCGTATAGTTAACTGCATGGCTTTCTGCATATCTGTTGCCTAA